ACGTTGTCAACTCCGCAGTCAACGGCCCAAAGGGCGACCCCACGATCAACCCCATTTCACTCGTCGAAGCGCGATTCAAGGAGATCGACGACGGCGTTTGGGCCGATCGCGCGGGTGGAGTCGGTGGAGTTCGATACGACAAGGACAAGCTTGCGGCCGCAATCGCCGCAGCCAAGGGCGAAAAAGACGTCTCGCCCTACTTGGCGAAGATGGATAATAAGGTCGATCCAAAGACCGGCGCAGTCGTTGCCAGCGATACGAAGGGAGCAATCTCTTACGGCGCCTTCGCGCTGCGGAATCCCGCGGTTAAGGGCGAATACGACAAACTGACCGGAGGCGGAGTGCAGCTCACTTCCCTCTGATCCCCCCAGATGGCGCCGCGCAAATGCGGCGCCAAGGAGGCCCAAATGTACCACGACGACCCATCGCGCGGCGGGTGGCCGAGCGTACTGTTGCAAATCGGCATCTTCGTTGCACTTCTGCTGCTCTTTTCGGACGAACTCCCAAATTTCCTCGGGAGATTCGCCCAATAGCGCCCTCCGGGGCGCTTTTTTTTGTCCAGATTCGCGCTCACACCGACAGGTTCGCGCTCCAGACACCGACAGGCGCACTTCGCGAGTTCAGATCCCCCGCCAGCTCAGCTGGCCCTCGAGTGACCCTCAAACCACCCTCACAGGACCCTGACATGACCCTTACTGCCTTCATGGTTGAGTCACCGACTGATGCACTTATTCGCATCCCTCTAGACCTCGAGACCACCAAAATAGGCACATTATCAGCCTGATAATGGCACCATTTTACATCCATCCCCTCCCTCCTTCTTACTCTTATATACTTTTTTATTTTTTTTTTTTTAATATATAGAATAGAATATATATAGATGAATATCAGAGACCCCCCGGCTGACTCCCCCTAAGATGAGGCAGTCAGGGTTAAGTTAAGGTCTTGTGAGGGTCTTGGCAGGGTCTTTTTAGGGTCCCACGACTAAACGCAACGAGTTAGGGATGCATGTGCATGCATGTTGCAATGCACCAATGCAAATCTGCATACCTGCCATGCATTTGCCCCCCTTGTAAAATGGCCCATTTTGGCGCACACTTTTCCCACGGGCGATCTGCGTCCGAATTCAGCTCCATGGGGACCTCAAATGCTAATCCAGACTAAAGCGGATCTCTTCAAAGGTCTATTTCCATCCCTCGACTCCTGCACCATCTCGAACATCGGGAAACACTTCGCAGACCTGGTCGACTCGATCGACCCCGACACCCTCTTCGACCTAAACGACGACAACCACATCGTTTTAATCTTCAGCGACGGCTCCAGCGTTGTGGTCGCCGGCCCGGAGTGCCACTAATGCCTCTCGACATCAAAACACTCCGCCGAAATCCGGGCGATCAAATGTTCACCCATTTCGACCCCGCGACCGGCGCCCAAACCTGCTTCGCCGTCACTCTGATCCGCGAGCACACCTCGCGGCTCGGAGATCAATACATCTTCTCCGCTCCAATCGAGCCGCGAATGGCAAAAATGATTCTCATGAATCGGGGAATCGAGCGCCCCCGACTCAAGCGAGCAATCAGGACCACCTACTACGACCCCCTCTTATACCTCGAGATGCCCGACGGCTCCCACTTGCTGGCCGACGGCTCCCACACATACGTCGCCATGTTTTACAAAGGGATCACTTGGGCGAAGAGCTTCGTGGTCCCCCCTTCAATCTGGAATCAATTCACCATCTCCGGACTCCCCGCATGGGAATCGGAAGAACACCTCCTTCAATCCTTCAGTGGAGATCCCGCCAATGACTAAGAACGCCATCGCGAACCGAATCGGATCGCTTCAAGCTCCCCAACTGGACTACATCCTGCTTGACGGCTCATCTTCCATGATGACCAAATGGTGGGATTCTCTCGGCGCCCTGCAGGGCATGGTCGACGTCATGAAGGCCCAGAACATCAACTCCCACGGAATCATCCAGGTCTTCGATACCCACGACCTGAACTACGTTGCTCGCAACTCGACTCTAGACACTTGGCAATCCTTCCGTGACGACCCCATCGGCGCCCACTGGGGCGGTACGCCCCTCTACGACGCCATTAACCTTATGGGCCGCCAACTTCGCGACCTCGATCCCAAGAACGCCTCAATCGTCATCGTTACTGATGGCGAAGAAACCTCGAGCAAATACACCACCCACGTTCAGGCAAAAGCCATCTTGGACTGGTGCAGAGCAAAAGGCTGGGCCGTCACCTTTATCGGCGCCGACTTCGACAACAACCAGCAAGCGAAACTTTTAGGCGCCAACGAATCCAATTCGATCGGGGTGCGAAAGGCCAAACTGCTTGAAGCCGGCAAAGCCTTCGGCCAGAAACGCGCCCGCCACGCCCTCTTTGGCGAAGACATCAATTTCACCGAAGACGAGCGAAAGAAATTCGGTGGCTTTTTGGAGCACAAAAAAGACTAGCGAAATCGCGGCGTTAGCCGCGATCTAAGGGATTGGCATTCCCTTACTGAAGAGCTTGCCAGAGGAATTGATGGGGATCAAAATGGATAATAAAGAACGAACACAGGCCGCCAACGCCCTCATACAATGGTTTAACTCCCAAGACATCAGCCAAGCTGACGCCGAAATCGTAATGCTCAAAGTGACCGCGAAGATCCTGAACCGCCGCTTTGACCGAACGAACCCCGCGAGCGTCACCGCGGCCTTAGACGAACATCAGCGAATCCTCGCCCACGAGACCATTGAAGCCATCTACAATGAGAAGAGAAAATGACCGACGAACTTCCGAAACAAGAACTTCTCATCAAACTGCTCAAGATGACCACGAGCAATAATGATGGCGAAGTCCTAGTCGCCGCCCGCAAAGCCAACGCTTTGCTTCAGAGCGCCGGCTGGGACTGGGAGAAACTGATCACCGGCAAAATTGTCATTGTTGAAGATCCCTTCAGCAAAATCGACACGCCCGACAACTTTGCCCGCAATCCCCCGCGCGCTTATCAGCCCCCTCAACCTCCCAAGCCATCCGCGCCTCCTCCGCCGCGCCAAACTCAAAGCACCAATCCCCCGTGGGCTCAAGGTCCATCTCGCGGCTCCCCGCCGCCGAACGTTAAGGCTCCGCCTCCACCTCCGCCCCCCAAGGCGGCGAAGGTCCCCTATTCCGACAAGCCGAACAAATTCACATCATGGTGCTTCTGCTGTGGGGACACAGTCCCCTCCGACATGGGATTCATCATAAATCCCTCAAAATACAACTCCCGTGCCCCGAACAAGTTCGTTACCATCTGCACCTCTTGCAATAAAGCGAATGTACCTATCGGGCGCTCTGGCGCCCCCCGACAAAAGCCCCTCTCCGCCGCTCCCGGCGGAGTCAAGACTCCATCTCTCAACGATCTCTAAAAGGGATAAGAACTCATGCAAAATCCCCAACAAAAACCAACAATGTCCGACAGATCAGAAATGATCCACGACTCTTACGTCATGCATATTCATAACCAGAAATGCTCCAGTTGCGGCCATTTAGAGCGCTTCAATCACTTCTATGAAGTCTGGATACACCCATCCAAGACCCGACTCACCGGCATGAAGGATCTCCGGCCCGCCAACTCACTGAAGCCGAAGTTCTCCGTCACATACATCGACCTGCCTCCCCGCCCGATCCCGGTCTGCACCGAATGCGTGAAGCTGATCGAGCGAGAAGACCACATGATCATCACTGCGAACCCGGCTCAGTGGGCCGAGACCCTCAAGCGCAAATACGCCCCGGCGCCTTCGACTCCCGACAAACCCGTAAAGACCACTCCAACCCTGGACCAATTGTGATGGCAAACGAATTTAGCGTCTACCAATTCTTCAAACCCATCACCCCTCAAGACGAGGGCCTCTACGAACGGGTACGGTCATTCGTCTCTTCGAAAGAAGCCGTCGAGGCCTTCGTCCACTTCACGACTTCGGTCGGCGCCCGCATGGGCTTCGTCGAGCGCGTCATCATCACCGACGGCGGCGACTCGACAGTCGCCGAATGGACCTACGGCAAAGGCATAACATTCCCGCTGGAGGCCCAAGATGCTCCCGACTAGATCCCAGAAGATCCTTATGCTCCTCGAACACGACGAGGACGACATCCGCACAATGGCCGAGATGCGTGCAAAACGCCTCGCTCGACTGATCGAACTCGAAGCTCCCGACTTCATAATCGCAAACGAGCTTCTCATGACGATGGAGGCTATTGAAGCCATCTTCCGGAAACACGACTTTGACCCCTTCGAAGACGAGCGGGTTTTCCATGACTGAATATCGCACATTCTTCTGCCTCATCCGAGAGAATCCTTTCAGGGTCTACTTTCTCGGATGGGGCTTCGAGCGCCCTCGGCGCGATGAATCTCGCAAGCCGCGCTCTTTCGACTCCGAGATCGCCGCCCGCGAGATTAAAAAACACTTGCGGGGCGAACCTGTCTTAATCGAGAGACGAAGCAAAGTGCTCAAGCGAATGAAAGAAGATTACGATGTCTAGAACTTACGTTCTCCCCCCACACCCACACCTTCATGAATTGGAGATTCGCGCCCACGAGAACGTAATCTATTTCCACACGAACGGCCGTTGCTTTGGCCTCGACTACGAGATGGCCAAACAGCTTCGCGACGGCCTCACCGCAGTCCTGAGCGGCGCCTTCGACCGCGCCGTCAGCCAGACCTTCTTACAACTTCAAGAGGAGAGAGAAGCCCGAAACAAAACCATTCAGACTCAGACTACGAATCCAAATCCTTCTTCCCGAAACACCAAACCGACACTGGACCAGTTATGAGACGGCTTGACAAACGAATTCGTGAATTGCGCAGTGAGATCCAAATCATCACCCAAAAAGAAATATGTTTGGAGGCAGAAAGAACCGCTCTCATAGAGCTGTATAAGGAACATAATGACAAGAAAACGCAGACACCAACTAGTGATCGAGGTGGAATGCCTCGACCCACAAGGCCAGCGTCAGGCCCAAGATCGAGTTCATAACTGGTTCGAGACCTTCGGCCACACTGCTTGCTCCCACGGTTTTGTCTTTAAGACTGTGGGAGTAATGACTGGGAAGCAGATCGCCTCCCACATCCGAGTATCCCGCAACCACGAAGAGGAAGATGAGGCACCAGAATGAGCGCAATGGACCACTTTATGTCGATCGACCGTCAACTTCAGGGAATGCGCGAGCATTTCGAATCCGAAAGGAAATCCCTGATGGACCAACTATTCGTCGCCAGAGCCGAAGCCCAACTGGCGAACGAACAACTCCAGCGCGCCGTTGAAGCCCGCGCCCACGCCGAGCGAATGACAGTCCGCCTCTTGACCCAATTCGCAACAGTGGCCTTGGTTTTCGACGAAGCCCGCCATGTCGCCGAAGACACCGGCCTACTTCAACCGAATGTGAAACCTGAAGTAGCCAAAGCGGTCGAACAAGGTCTACTCGAAAAGCTCGGCGAACTGTCCGGCGAAAGGTAAAAAATGTCCGACATCCTCTACAAGCCGCGCGTTTACTTCGCCTCTGCCTTCGACCGGCACGGGGTCGGAAGAATGCTGAGCGAAGACCCCCAATGGGCTTTCGTTCATTGGACCTCGACCTGGATCACCAAGACCTATCTCGAGGCCGTCTCTACGCCTGAAGAATTCGCTGACCACTGGACTCTAGACTTCAAAGAGATCCGGGACTCCGACATTCTAATGCTCTATGGTCGCGAAGCAATGCCCCGACTTAAAGGCGCGCTTGTAGAGTGTGGGGTCGCAATCGCGAGCGGCCTCAAAGTCCTCGCAATCGGTCTGGACGTTTCAGTGCATACTTGGGCTCACCATCCCGCAGTGCATCGAGTAAACACCCTCGCCCAGGCCAGAAATCATTTATATTCCTTCACCATATCTGCGAGACCCCGCAGACCAGAAGAGAAGAAACCCAATGCCAAAACCAATGAAACTGACAATTGAAATTGAAGAGAAGCTCTTCGGCCCCGTCTTTGCGAAGATCGACCGGATGGACGGAGTCATCTCTATCCATCTCCACGGCCGGGGCGCCTTGACCACCACGGCGAAGTCACCAGTTAAGCGAGCCCCGTGGGGCTCGAAGACCAAGGGCGGAAGACCCATTAAGACTCCGAAGCGCGCGGTGAAGAAATGACCTATTATCGCGTGCTTCGCACGTATCGCTTCATCGACAAAGACCCCGTTTGTGACAGAGTCAAGACGGTGGTCCAAGATGAAGGTTTGGAGAAGCGACTCCAAGTCGTCGCCGACTTGGCTGGCCTGAACATCAATACTGTTCGCGCTTTGCTATTCGGAGGGACCAAATCCCCCCAAAACCGAACTATCATGGCGATCATGACTTCGCTCGGCTACGAACACTCTTTCGCCAAATCCCGCAAACTGAACGTGGACGAAGAACTCGAATTCGCCCGCGCCTATAATAAAAAAGAGAAAGCTCGAATCCAAGGGCTAAAGAGCTCAAAATCCCGCAAAAAGAAACAACGAAGAAAGGAGAAGCTTTAATGTTTGTCGGCTTAACTGGCCACCAACTCGACGCGATGATCCACGCCGCCATCGCTGAATCCAAGAAGTACACCGATCAGGCAGACGCGCGAAGTGCGAACTACCCGATCCATATGACCGCGGCGTTTATAATGGGCTCTATCGCTGTCATGCTTTTAGAAGCCAGAAAGGTACGCGACGATGAAACTGAAGCTGACGATTAACATCGACGATCCCTCTGAGGAAGATCCTCAAGAGATCATGAACCGCTACACCGCAATCATAGACGAAGCCCTCGACAACGCCCTCAAAGAGGAAGCTGTCGACTACCTATTGACTTGCGAAGAAGTTTCCGACGAACCAACGTCGCCCGCAAAACCCGAATAGCACCTTTCTGGGAGGAGAGCCCCTCCTCCCAGCCTTTTCTATCTGGAGAGTAAGATGACCCGCTCGAAGCATATGCCTCTTAGCTCCTTCGGTGCAGAACTGCAAGAAGTAATGCGTCAAGGCGCGAATAAAGAAATCCGTATCACCTTCGACACCGAAGCACTAGCGACCAGATTCTTGCACCGGATCAACACCCTTCGCGTCGCAATGAAGCGCGAAAAGCATCCCGACTGGGAACAGCTATACCGCTGTAGCGCCCGAAAAGACGAGCAAGATCCCAAAATTCTCATAGTCGCCCCCCGCGACTCCGAATTCCTACCAGCACTCAAATCCGCCGGGATCGCAGTCGTTGAACCAGAAATCAGTGAATACAAAGTTCCAACCCCTGCTCCCGATTCGGGTGGGGTCGAAGACTTTCTTGGAGAGCTTCGTGACGTCACAACTGTACCGAAAAAGACCCCCGGTCTCGACAAGCTCTGAAATACTTATCGAGACCTCGAATTTTCATGTTGATCGTGGCTTAATTTGGGGCCATTATCAGTGCGATAACAGGCCCATTCTATCTCGAGTTCACTAAAATGAGCCGCCAGAAGACCCCCGAACCTTACGTTCAACAGAAGGTATCTTTTCCCGCAACCCTCTTAGCTCGCTTCTCACGTTTCCATTGGGACCCGGTCTTGAATAAGATGGAGTACGGTGCAATTTCGCGCGTTATGACCGACTTGTTGACCGACTACGTAAACAGACGTGAGAATCCAGAACCCGAAAAGGAGAAGACCACTTGACCCAGATTATGGACTCTTACGAGCACCTTAATTCTTGGGACCCGGTTAAGCTCTTCGAGCGCCGGTCCGCTTTGATCGGCGCCGCTCCGAATGGCGATTTTAAGCAATTGAGCGATGAAGCTTTGCAAGAATTAGTGGCAATCGCCCGAGTCTTGCGAAAGAAAACCTCCCCCGCAGCCCGCGTCTCTGGCGGAAAGAAAGCCATAACGCCAACCCTGGACGTTCTGTGATGTTTCTAGACCTTCCAACATTCGTATTCCTGAATGGACCCACCGACGCAGGGAAATCGACTCTAGCATCTCTTATAGTCGATTTAGACCAACACACGATGGTCGAATCTCTCGCCGAACCAATCCGTCAAATGATATATGGGACCTTCTTTCCAGAAGAGGGTCCCATCGATTATTCTTTCGACCTTCGTGACTCAAAGACGAAAAGAGAAAACCTATTCACCCTCGCAAAACTGAACTTCGAATCAAGACCCGACGACGAAATCCCTCCCGCCGACATCCGCGACACCATGATCGACTTCGCCGACGACTTCATGAGAGCCAAATTCGGCACAGAAATCTTCGGCCGGCTTCTCTTGAAGCGTTGCCTCGAACAACAACAGTTCTACAAACACTTCATCATTGACGACGTTGGTTTCACCGACGAGGTGAAGTTCATAGTCAACTTCGTAGGCCCCGACAACTGCCATCTGATCCGAATCCACAGAGCTGGCTTCGAATTCCGCGGAGACAACCGAAACTACATCTCTCTCCCAGGGGTCCAGACCCTAGACCTCAATAATAATGGGGACCCCGACGAGATGTTAGACACGCTCGCCGCCGAATTTCGCGCCGCCGAACCTCCCACATTGGACACCCTCTAATGTCTCTAATCGAACTAATCGTAATGCGTCTTTCAGACATGCACCGCATGCACCCCGAGCAGATCACCTCACACTGCTCTAAATGCGGACATGAAGTCGGGATCTATCCCTCCGGCCAGCGTGTCTTGAAAGAACACCCCTCCACCCGAATAATCTGCCAAATCTGCCGAGGCGACCGCCCCGACATCGCAATCCTCGCCCCCGGCGCAGAGCACGAAATCCTCGAATCCAAGGATCGAAAAGAATGACCCCGCAAGCCGTCCTCCCGCAACACATCGACTCAACAATGATAAACAGCTTCAGAAGCTGTCACCAGAAATTCAAAAACGAGTTCATCTTCGGCCTTCGACCCCCCGAGCCTTCGATCGATCTCCATGCGGGAGCCTGCTTTTCCGCAACCCTCGAAAGACTATACAGGGAGATCTATCACAATGGCCTTGACACTTCTGCTGCCCTTGCACGAGCATACGCGACTTTCACCCATGAATGGGGAGACTTTGTCATCCGAAAGGAAAAACATCCAAAGACTCCTGAGAATATGTGGGCCGCCATCGAAGACTATGTGCGGGTCTATCCTCCTAAATCTGATCGTGTTCAACCGTATTACTCCGGAGACGCGCCGTCACTTGAATTCTCTTTCGCGATCCCTCTGGAATTCCCAAATTTTCCACGGCACCCTGTTAGCGGAGATCCCTTTATCTACACTGGTCGATTCGATCTCTTTGGAAAGAGAGATGAGCGGCCTGTCGTCCGAGATGAAAAGACTGCTCAACGTCTGGAGTCTAATTGGGCGGAGAAATGGGACCTCCGGTCTCAGTTCCTGGGCTATTGCTGGGCCTTGCAGCATAACGGAATACCTTGCAACACTGTCGTGGTTCGCGGAGTCATCGTTACCCTCACGACCATACGTCAGGTTGAGGCGGTCAAAATCTACCCTCAACACCTTATTGAGACCTGGTTTGAACAATTACGAAGAGATCTCATAAACATAACCGAATGTTGGAATGAAGGTTATTGGGACTACAATTTCGGTGACTCCTGCACCCAATATTCACACTGCCCCTTCATGACCCTCTGCTCCAGCCCTCATCCCGAAAACTGGTACGAATCTTATGAGGTGAAGAGATGGAATCCCCTCAACCGAAATCCGAGCAGACAAGACCCATCATCCATTGCTGCGAATTTTGCCTCTACTGGGAATATACCACCCCAGTACCGATCACTGCTTTCTGCCACCACGAATTCTGGAGTTGCGAGCAAGACAGCAGGTTCCGATGCCACTATTTTGCCCTGAGAGAACCCAAATGGAAAGATGCCCCTTCTGCTCAAGCACAAATCTCGACGTCGGCTACGGACTCGCCGGAGGCGGAGGCCCCGGCGTCTACACCTACTGCCTCGACTGCGGACACATTCTAGCGAAGGTGAAAGATCATGGAATGGATTCTGATCCTGAACCTCCTGAGCGGACCAGTGACCCTGAGCCGTCCGTTCCCAAATGAAGAAGAGTGTCTCGGCGCGGGAGAGAAAGCTCTCCCCGCCTGCTCAATCGGAATCGGACCTTTCGGGTCGGTTTCCGAGACCTGTATTCCGAGGAGATATTTATGTGTCCCACAACCAAAAAAGATCCTAATCGCTCCGCGACGGATCTCCCCTCCATGTCCGTTCGGATCGATTTGCAGAACAAAGAATTCGACGCCGTAGACAAACTCTGCGCTCGCTGGAGAATCTTACAAAAGGTCGCTGTCGTTGATGACGACTACCCCGAAATGCGCCATTATTACGAATCTGCTATGAAAGACCTGATCGATGCCATCAGAGCAAACGGGCGAATCTGAACTAAAGTGCGAAATCTGTGGCCAGCCCGCAATCGGTGTAGCGAGCACCCTCATGCCCTACAGTTGCGCCTATTGCATTGAATGTGCTCGCCGTTTTGCTCAACCAAAAATCGTTTTTGTTTGCCTTTTTGAAGATTTCGCTCAAGGGTCCCTTTTGCGGGACGAGGTAATGGATCTGGAGACATACGAAAATGGACGCTACATCACCTTCAGAGTATGGGCAAAAACCCATTCAACCACCAGCGACCCTTCTGTTCGGCCCCGCGGGGAGCGGCAAGACGACTAGCCTTTCGACCTTCGCGAAACAAGGGATCGAAGTCTTCGTCATCATAACCGAGCCCACGGGGCTCGACTCCCTTCTCGATGCGTGGGCCAGAGAGAAACTCGACATCAACCTCTTGCACTGGTGCGTAGTTCCTCCCGCCGCCCCCGGCTGGACCGCTTTGAAAGAAATGGCAATCCGAATCCAAGCCATGAGCTATCAAGCTCTTTCAGAATTAAAGTCCGGAATCGGCAAAGATCAAATGAAGCAATATATGAAGCTTCTCACAAATCTAGAGAATTTCCATGACGAACGCACGCAGAAAGATTATGGCGATGTTACAAGCTGGGGAGACGATCGCGTTCTGGTCTTTGATTCTCTTTCTGGCATTAGCCTTATTGCACTCCAGCAGACCGTCGGATTCAAGCCCTCCCCCCATCAAGGCGAATGGGGGATCGCCATGTCCGCAATCGAACAACTCCTTCTAAAAGTCTCCAGCGATTGCCAATGCTTCTTTGTCTTGACCGCCCATGTGGAGAAAGAACCCGATGAAATCACGGGCATGGCGAAGGTTCAAGTATCTACTCTGGGCAAGAAGCTTGCCCCCAAAATTCCCCGCTTCTTTAGTGAAGTCGTTAGATCCAGAAAAGACTCCACAGGCAAATTCTTGTGGTCTACCCTCGACGCGGAGTCTGATCTCAAGAATCGTGCGCTTCCCGCGGGATCTTCTCTGGATGCTGACTTCGCCCCGATCATAAAAGCTTACCACAAACGAAAAGAGATGCTAGAAGCTTCCGGCGCCGCAGCGGGAGCGGAGGCTAACACCAACCCTGCGGTGAGGGTCTAGACATGCCATTCGATGCAGAAAAGTTCTTACATCAAACTATCGAAGAACCCATGTCTACAGTCATGATTCCTTGCCCCGAAGGGGAGTTCAAGGCATTCGTAGACGACGGAGACAAAGCCGTCACCTTTCGCGAAGGGGGAACTGACCGCAACGGAGAGAAACTTTCTCCGCAGTGCGTCGTCTTATTCGCGATTATGGGGGACCAACTTCCGAACCAAATTCTGAAACGAGACAAGGTGCTCGTTCCGATGAACTGCTGGCTGGATCTCACTGAAGACGGAGCTTCCCTCGATCTGAACGAGGGAAAGAACGTCAGTCTGGGCCGTCTGCGAAAGGCGCTCGATCAGAATGAGGGCAAGTGGAATCCCCTCATGATGAAGGGCAAAGGCCCCGTCATGATCAAGGTATCCCAGCGCTCGGACAAAACCGATCCTACAATCAAATATGCTGAGGTCAACCGAGTAAGCAAGATTACCTGAGATCCACCTCTCTAAGTGAGCATCTGAGAGGTGGCTAGTCGCCGGGGAGTCGTCTGCCCCCATCAGCCTCCCTGGCGGCGCCTTAAAGGACTCCAGACTTATGTCGAATGATCCACTTTTAGAACTAGAACTAGTGGAGATGAAAGTGTCAGCATTTCCGAGCGGCGTTGTAATCTTCTTCCGCATTATGACCCCCGACGCCCAATTGGCGAGGGGCGTCCATCTTGAAGGTCGCTCTGTACTCATTGGCGCCTCAGACTACCACCACAACGACTACGTTGTAGTCGACGAAAAAGGCGCCTTTCTGGCCTGCTACCCCCGCGAATTCGTCGCCGCCATAATGCCTCTAAAAACAGAGGGAGAGCCAGATGCATCTTATAAATCGCGCTGATCTCTTGATTGAAAAGCGCCAGCGAAAAGAGATCCCAAAACCCTCTCTTGAAGAACTAAAGGAATCCATTCTTGAAAACACTCTACTCCACGCCCCAGTGGTTCAAGAGAAGAACGGCAAATACATTTTGGTTGTCGGCGAGCGCCGGACTCGCGCGCTCGACCTTATCGCTGCAGATGGCTTGGTCTTTGTATACAACAAAACCGACATCCTTCCCGGCACAATCCCTGTCGTTTTGCTCGACGAGGCCATTTCTGACATCAAGCGTCAGGAAATCGAACTCGCAGAAAACACAGATCGTTTGGATATTCCGTGGCAAGATCGTGTTGAGGCTCTTGCCTTTATCCATGAACAGAAAAAGAATCTTAATCCATATCAGTCCGTCGTTGAGACTGCGCGTGAGATTATTGAAGAAGAAGCGGCAGCCCTCGCCGGCCCGCAGGGCGGCCTCGCGCTTTCAACCGTCAGCAAGGCCGTTCGCCAAGCCGAGATCATCAATAAACACCTGGACAAGCCCGAGATCCAAAAGGCCCGCAACGCCACTGAAGCCTTCAATCTCATCGTGGCGAATGAACAGCGCGCATTCGAAGCTGAATTGATCCGCCGAGGCCAAAAGAAAATCATCACCATTGAGGTACGACATGGATCACTCCTCGACATCATGCCCCGACTCGACCCCGGGCAATTTGATACTATTCTGGCGGACCCCCCTTATGGAATCGACGTTGATAGCGCCGGTTTTCGATCCCGAACTGTCCATCACCACAACTATGCCGACACCCCAGACGCTGCAAGAAACCTCATCTCTTGCATCTTGTCCGAAGGATTTCGAGTTTGCAAATCAAGAGCAAACATATTCATATTCTGTGACATCGACCTTTTCGGATGGATCAAAGAAGCTTCAGCGCGTGCGGGGTGGGACCCTTTTAGAACTCCGATCACTTGGCAGAAAAGTGATAGTGAAGGGATGGCTCCGTGGGGACGGGAGGGTTTTCGCCGCACCACTGAGTGGATCTTTTTCGCTCGAAAGGGGCAGAAAGGTCTTATACATTCTCCCATCGACCTTTTACGATATAATAGAGTCCCTCGAGATGAACGCGAATATGGACCTGAAAAACCGACTGACCTTCTTAAAGCTCTGCTTTCTTGCTCCACTCTTCCTGGGGATTCTATTCTGGACCCTTGCTGCGGCAGCGGCTCTACTCTCATTGCTGCGCGCTCACTGAATATGCGCGCCCTCGGCATAGAACCTGATGAGAAAGCGTACAACCTTGCTCTGGTAAAATCACAAACTCTAAGTCCGGAGCCTGCCTCTTCTCCCGCACAAAGTTCGCTGGAGGTTCTATGACCGGGGGCGCAAAAAGGTAGAATACAATGACCGAAGGCGCAACAAATCGCCATTGCATCAACTGCAAACTAATCCGAACAACAGACAAAGCTCTCTTGATCGACGACGGAAAAGATAAGATTTGGTTCCCGAAATCTCAATGCGAAATATACGAACGCGCCGACGGAACACATGATCTATTCGCTGAAGAATGGATTCTCAAAGCAAAGGGTCTCATATGATCATCGATGACTTCAAAGCACTCCACCAAAGATGCAAAGAAATCTCGCCGCGAATGTTCGATACCGAATCCATGTCGCCACGAATCACTCCGCATCCATGCGGAGATCCTCGAATCGGAATAGACGAGAACGGTAAAATCGTCCCAATTCCACCTCAAGCCAGACAGAAATCGAAGGAGTCATCTCGTGACCCAAAAGTCTAGCGCCAAACTCGCCGCCGCCCTTCGCGAAATCGGCCTCGAAACTCTAGCTCAGGATGCCGAAAAAGACTTCTACCACGACTTCAGCTCCCCCTACCCATTGCCAGAAATGGTGCTGGTCCGAGAGCTTCAGATTGAATCCACAAAATGCGGCTCAGACCAGAACGATAAACGAATCAAAATCATGGCCCTTCGCCGTCGTGTCATAGATGGCGAATTCGATGCAACCATAGAGGAGAGTGACGCATGGGCAGCGAGTCCCGAAGGTCAAGAGGCTTTTTCTCGGCTCGTCCGAGGAAAGACGGACCCAAAAACCTAGGCCCCACGGGCGAATTTCCCGACGGCTCTCTCGGCCCTCATGATCAGGGAGCCTTACAGATCGGTATCGCCAGAGACAAAAATGGCAACGTTGTCGTCAACTTCAACACTGAAGTCTGTTGGATCGCGATGCCTCCAGAGCAAGCCATCGAATTCGCGAAAAACATTATGCGCCACGCGGGGGCCAAGAAGATCGAGGTAGAATTCTGAATAAAGATCCGAAAGGAAGTGATATAAAATGCAACTCGTAAAACCAAACGGTGACGTCACGGGCGTCAGGTTCGATGCACACGACGTTGTGAACCTCACAGGCACAGCTTGCAACTTCATGCTTGGTTACAGTCGAGCTCAAGTCCTCGCTTATTGTAAAGACCGAGGATGGAAAGTGTATTTAACATCATGAACGACTATCGCCCCACGACTCCCTCTGCAATCGACGACTTATGGTACGGCACCTCAGGCCCTCGAGACGCCCGCATAGTCGTCGTCGCCGAGTCGTGGGGCGCGGCCGAAGCCGCAATGAAAAGACCCCTCGTCGGAGAATCAGGAAAAGAATTCAACCGAATGTTGAGTGAAGCTGGGCTTTCCCGCGAGTCCATCTTCTGCACGAACTGTTTCGCAGCCCAACCGCCAAGCAATGAAGTTTGGCGATTTTTCCATGCAAAAGATAGCGGGGAATCGAAATGTCGCGGTCTCCAACCGACTCAATGGGCGACACACGAGCTAGGTCGCTTATACCGACAACTCGAAGAAATCCGACCGACCCTTGTCATTGCCGCTGGGAACTATGCCCTCTGGGCATTGACGGACGGCTTAGTATCATTCTCATCCGAGCCGACGGGGTCCGGTGCAACAGTCCTTGTACCTTCAGGGATCATGTCTTGGCGCGGCTCAATGCTGGAAGCCTCGGGGCTCGCGGCCTTGCCAAATATAAAAATCCTCCCAATCATCCACCCCGCGGCGATCCTTCGGGCGTGGTATCTGAGAGCGGTGACGATTCATGACCTTAGCTACAGAGTTCCACTTGCGCTTAATTCTGACTGGCGCCCATATCCGGGTCCAGAGATCATTCATCGACCATCATTTGCCGACGCCGAAAGAGTGCTGGGAAATTGGATCATACACGCAGCCGCTGGTTCTCTGCTCCGTCTGTCGAACGACATTGAAACATATCGTGGACTTATCACCTGCCTCTCGTTCGCGGATGGCCCATACGACACTGGATCGACAGCTCTCGTCATCCCGCTTGTGCGCCCCTCTGGTTCAGGCGGTGCTTTCGAAAATTATTGGACCCCAGAACAAGAACTCCGAATAACTAAGCTTCTCCGAATTTTATGGACATATCCGAATGTGCGAATCGAAGGCCAAAACTACAACTACGACACCCAATACATCGAACGAGACTACGGAGTCCGACCCAATCTCGATTTCGATACCATGCTCGCTCATCATCTACTTTGGCCGGGAACCCCAAAAGGGCTCGACTACCTTTCTTCCCTGTACAATAAGTATTACTGGTATTGGAAGGACGACAATAAAGAATGGGACAGCAAAGTCGGTGGGTGGGACAGCCATCTCCGGTATAACGCTGAGGACTCCCTTCGGACTTTTGAGTGCGCCACCAGCCTCCGTGCCCAAATCTCTACTCAGAACTTTGAAGAACTATGGGCCTGGGAAAAAGCCAAAAATGAGATGGCTCTCGAAATGATGCGAAGGGGAATCCTAATCGATCGTTCTAAACGCGCCGAAATGGGCTTCCATTTGGCATTTGAGAAGGAGAAGATCAATGTCTGGCTGAAAAAAATCATCCCGCAAGAATTCTTAACCCTATCTGAATTTTCCCCCAAAACTTCAAAAAAATTTTGGTGGGAATCGGGGAAACAACAGAAGGATTTGTTTTACCGGATTCTCGGCTTCCCGCGGAAATTGAGCCGAAAAACCGGAAACGAAACCCTCGATGCAGAAGCTATCGAACGCTTAAAGAAAGATGTCCCTTGGGCGGCCCGCCTTTGGTCTGCAATAGAGACCCAGCGGTCAATTGGCGTCTTTCACAACACGTTCATTAGCGCGGAACTCGAGCCCAATGGTCGTATGAAGTGCAGCTTCAATACGGCGGGGACGGAAACATTCCGCTGGTCCTCTTCCGCAAACGCCTTTTGGCGAGGGACCAATTTGCAGAACATCCCGAAAGGAGAAGAACCAGACTAGAATCAAAGGAGGCGTCCTTGACATTCAGCGACAAAGTTCGAGAAAAACTCGGCCCCACGCCCGAATTACGCGTGTTTAAAAAAGACTCTCGGGCAAGACTACCGATAAGAGCGACAGAAAGCTCTGTTGGACTCGACGTTTTTGCCTTTCTGCTAACTGAATCCGGAAGGCCAACGACTCGAGCGATTCACCAAAAGAGCGTCACACCAGTCCCAACTGGACTGGTAATCCAACCTCCCAGCGGGTACTACATTCAATGCATGAGTCGATCCGGCCTTGCAAAGAATGGTGTATTCGTCGCCAACGCTCCCGGAATAGTTGATCCAGACTATTCAGGGGAGCTGATCATTTTACTCTACAATGGGAGCTACGAAACCCACTATGTCGCTCATGAACATCGAATCGCACAACTCATCCTCACTCCAATCTGGCCCTGCGCAATTGGAGAACTTGACATCCTTCCGCCCCCGGTCGGGCGAGGAGATCGCGGCTTCGGCTCTACCGGACTCTGACTTTCGACTCCCGAACATCAGAAAGATGTTCATTCCAGATCCGGGCAAAGTGATCGTTGACGCTGACCTTTCTGGCGCCGACGCCCAGGTCGTCGCTTGGGAGGCGAATGATGAAAAATTAAAGAAAGCATTCAGAGAGGGAAAGTCTGTCCACCTCATGAATGGAGAAGACCTTTTAGGAACAGAATTCACTCAAGCCGAAGGCCACCATAAATCCTTCGGAACACCAAAAGGCAAAATGTATGAGGCCCTTAAAAGGTTCGTTCACGCTACCAACTACTTGGGAACTGCGCGGACCCTTCATCTTAACCCAAGCATCGGGTGGCCGCTCAGCCTCTGCGAGCTTCGTCAAAAGCGATGGCTCGATGATCTCCATCCCGGAATCCGCGAATGGCATCGCCGGACCGAGCGTGAGATTTACAGCTCGCGGTCTGTCAGAAATCAATTCGGTTATCGAATCGTATATTTCGACCGAATTGATTCCCTCCTTAGCCAAGCTGTCGCTTGGAGACCTCAGAGCACTGTCGCCGAAGTATGTTTTAGAGGTGCGCTACAGCTTCGTGCGAACGTTCCCTGGGTCGAGCTTCTGCTGCAAGTACACGATTCGATTGTGTTCCAAATCCCAATCCACAGGTGGGGAGAAGCTAATACTCTCGATACCCTTAGACGCCATCTTGAGGTTCCTGTTCCCTACCCAGATCCCCTTGTGATTCAATGGGGAATAGCTGGTTCGGACAAATCGTGGGGAGACTGCAAATAATGCAGCGGGAGCCCTTCGATGGCCCGACATTTCGCGAACTGGCTCAAAGCCTATATGAACTACACCAGAGATTCAGAATCTCCCACCGGCTTTCACTTCTGGACCGGAGTTTCTGTCTTAGCTGGCGCTCTACGCCGCCGCGTCTGGATAGATATGAAGAAGTTTCAATGGACCCCAAACTTCTATATCATTCTAGTCGGCCCGCCGGGCGTCGCCGCAAAATCTACCTCCATTTCGATGGGGACTGACCTTCTGGGTAAAGTGCCCGGAATCCGTTTCGGGCCAGAAAGCATGACCTGGCAAAAACTAGCGAAAGGACTCGCAGATGCAATCGAATTCGTCGAATACACGAACCCGCTCGGGGGCAAAAGTAGAATCGCTATGTCCTGCCTTACTATCAACGTCAGTGAATTGGGCACCTTTATGCAAGCTGACAACGACCAACTCATGTCCTTTCTCATTCGTATGTGGGACGGCCAACGAGATAAATTCCGCCATGAGACGCTTACAGGCGGAACAGTTGAGATCGATAACCCTTGGCTTAATATTATCGGCGCAACTACTCCAAGTTGGCTTAAAGCTAACTTTCCCGAATCGATGGTCTCCGGAGGACTCACTTCCAGAATAGTCTTCGTATTCGGGAACAAAAAGCGCGGCCTGATCCCTTATCCGGATGAGGTAATTCCGGACGCCGAATATGACAAAATACAGAAAGAACTCATATCCGATCTTGCAGAGATCAGTAAGCTCGCTGGCCCTTATACGCTCAGTCCCTTCGCTCGCGAGTGGGGGCGCGCCTGGTACGTCGACCACAATAACCCTGACCTTCGACCCCCACATCTCGCCTCAGAGCGTTTTGAAGGTTATCTCGCACGGAAACAAACACACTTGCATAAGTTCGCCATTATCCTCGCGGCAGCTAAGCGTAACTCCCTTGTTATCGAAGAGGACGATCTTAAAGAATCAGACCAAATCATCTCCGACAACGAAAAAGACATGATCCAGGTCTTCGAATCTATTGGCGTCACGGACCAAAAGAATCACGTCAACGAAATCGTCTCAATTGTCCGATTCAGCGGATTCATGACGTCAAAAGGTTTGTGGGCGCGAAGCATGAACCACATGACCCTCAAAGACTTCGAAGAAGCGGTCCGCGCTGCCATTCACGGCAGACTTCTCGAACTAACGACTATAAACGGTATCCAGGGGGTAGTAGTGCCGTCGGTCCATCCGGGTCAGAAGGGCCAGAGTCCCCCGAAGCCACAAGGATCGACATGACAATGACGGCTAAGCTCACGCCCACGAGCGTACCGCAAAAGACACCAAGCCAGAACTCTTCCATGAAAATAGGCCCCTTATCGCCTCGATAATGTCCCCAAAATGGAGGTCTCTCCGCATGTTTAGAGAACCCATCATCACCATAAATGGCCAAGTACTCAACGACGGCCAATCAATGACCGTTCGCGTCGCGATCACCAATTTTCTGATCGAACTTCGTGACGCTGAGAATTTTAGAAAACTAGGCCCAATCGCCCCTCGTTACTTGCTACGCTTGGAGGAAATCATTCGAATGATCGGAGAGACCGATGGCTGACGAATCCGACGGCTGCCAACTCGAATCCTATATGTCTTACTGCAAGCTCTGCGGCACATGGCTCCATTGCTCTGAGATCCAGAAAGGTGAACTCATTCGCCGCCCTATTGCCGACATCATTGAACCGGCTTCGCTCCCACCTGATTCGGTGCGAGACCCTCCGGATAATACTTCTGAAGATTTAGAGAAAGCGGAATATCGCTCTTCGCCAGAGGCAGCCCCGCCTCCTGCTTCGCCTTCACCTTCAGACGTTGTTGGACGGATTCTTTCAGTGCTTGGCTGGTCAAAGCCTTCATCCTAGCCTCGGGAGGCAACTCTTGATTGAAGCTCCGAATCGAACTCACAACCCGCGCCCGATCCTCGGGATTCTGACTCTTTACAGCATCTCCGAATTGTCTGAGCAAGATCCCCCGCCTCAGATCCCAATAGGTGCTGGCTTCTTGTTGGGCCTGAATGCTCTCCCATCGAGCGGTCAGACGTCGTGGCTGATAACCTGCCGCGCGAGCGAGAATCTCTGCCATCTGCATTGTGTCGTGCGGGTCGAATCGCACAACCGTATTCCCGGCTTTGTTCACCTCCTCCCCGCGGGTCGCATAGCGGTATGCATGAGACATATTGCTCATAAACCGCGGCATAATTTGCTCCCATCGTTTCAACTCACTGAGATTCTGCGTGCTTGTGAGGAAATTGTACAAAGCGAAGAGATTCCCGAATCCTGCCCCGGCGGCTCTTTGCAACTGCTGGAATTCCGCCCCTTTCGGGTCTTTGACGGGTTGAAGAGGAGCAAATGGATCGAACCCCGTCACATCGCCCATGGAGATACTCTTGCTTCGATCCAGCGTTGGGAAGAATTTCGGAAGACCCACAAGACTCCCCATCCCATTCATGACATGTGGAATCCCGAACCCATGAACACTCATCCCATGAAGCAACAGATCCGGACTAATATTTCCATGCGTGACATCTATCGCAAACTTGCGCGCTTCATCTTCGACATCCCAATCTTTTCCGAACAATTTCCACCCGAGCGCCTTGATGATCGAATTCACATTTTCAGTCCCCGGCAGTCCCATAAGACCACCGAGCGCTCCCATGATTAACAGACTCCGGGCGCCCATCGCCTTATTATTCCACATATTGAATAGACTATTCTGTACGAACGACTTAAAAATGAACAAGGCACCTTTCCGTCCCCACATGAACTTCGGTCTCGAATAAGGAGCATAGACAAATTGAGTCTTTTCCACGGAGTCTTTAGCAGCGGTGAACGCGGCTGCCTCTTGGTGGCTCCAACCAGAATCTCTCAGGCGCTGGTATTGGAGCGGGTTGTCTCGAACAGTCTGCTGGACATATTTACCATTCGGGTCTCGCATCGCGAGGTCCCAAGCGGCTCTGAATGCGACACGCCGATTATACTGCTCGGTCATCTCGAACATCCAACTGGATGCCTCAGAGAACTTCTGCCAGAATTCCTCACCTCTGTTTCCGAAGGCGCGGAGCAGATTTCGATCCTCGCTAACGGCTGCAAGTGTGTGAGCTTGCGTCTCACTGATAACGCCTTCTTTGACCGCCTCCGCCAGAGCCCGGAACTTCGAACCAGCGGGTCCGGGCGGCGCGTTCTTTGCGAGCTCCTGGATCGTTCCCTTCTTGTAGAAGTTGTTCAATTCGA